GAACCATAGAGTGAAGTAGTCTCAAAGTGACAGATGTTTGCATCATACTTAGAGTTCAGAATCTCCCTGACCTCATGTGTGCAACAGAGCATCGCAAGCAACTTACCACCCAGGTAATTGTAGCCAAAAGGCTGCGTAGGTACGATAATAAAACCCATGATCGCATGTCTGTTGAAGATGTTGAGATCAGGAGTCGTACCAAGCCATTCATTGCGAGGTCTAGAATTGATTGTAGGGGAGCCAAACCTACAGAAACCAAGAATCGTATTGGTGTTCTTCTCAACGACCATCCACTTGAGTGATTTACCAGGAACTGAATCCTCGATCGCGTGTGATGTGGTGATCTGTAGTTTCTCATTGAACTCCTTCACTGATCGAATACCAGAGACCCGACCAGAGACTTTCTTTAGATCTTTGGCTTCATAACAAACAATATCCATATCTTCAGGATGCATGTCAAATGCAGTAAACATCCCATGAGTATCCTCTTCCTCATAGAACTGAGAAAGAGGACTGCGATTGAGAACTCTCTCAATCTTTACATTACGAAGATACTCATCAATACGATCCATATTAGAAAAGTAATTGATGAACTTATCTGCGGCATAAACCGCATCACTTTCTATTAATTGCATATTAAAGAATCAATCTTTTTTCTTCTGGAAGTTCCAGTTTACTTCCAAACAACTGATTGTATTTAGCCACTACATCACGTTCTACATTTACCATGTAGATAATGAATTTTCTTTGGATATTAATCTCTGGTTCATCCTTACTAATTACAGTGGCCCATGGAGCAAATCCAACACCATTACCATTTGGCAAAACAACCAAACTGTTCTTGATAACTACCGAATCTTCGTTTTCAGAAACAAGTTCTGCAATGACTTCTTCACCAGTTGCGATACGAAATAGTTGTACATCAATCATTTAAAGTTACACTCCACCATAATTTCAGTTAACGCCGCCAGAAGGTTGATTTCTTGATCGGCCACAAATGCGATCTGATACTGATACTTAGCAATAATAAGCACGGCAGCAGCAAGAGAAGGGCCTTCCACGGCGCCGTTAAGAGCATCATAAACACGCCGAAGAAGTACACTAGGATCATTATCCAGATTGTTAACGACCCAACGTCGAACTTCTGCGAAGTCTTTTTCCTTAAGGTATTTAACAAGGTCATTTACTTTAACGTCAGAGAACTCTGCAAGGATTGCACTGTCAATTTTACCACCAACGGCATAACGTTGGCATTCATTTAGAACTCTTCGGAAATCAGGGAAATGTTTTGATACCAGTTCTGCAAGGACTTTTTGGTCCGACTCAATATTCTCCGTAACAAGGATCGATTGGAGACGCTTGAAGAATTGGGCTGCAAGGACTTGTCTGTGTTTTCCGTTGATTGAGAATTCAACGACTGCACATCGGGAGTGGAGTGGTTCAATGATCTTGTTTTTGTAGTTACAGGTGAAGATGAATCGACAGTTGTTATAAAATGTCTCAATATTCGCCCGTAGGAGGAGTTGTACGTCGTGGGTTGTGTTATCAGCCTCGTCAATAATAATGACTTTGTGTGCCGCGTCTGCAGAAAGAGAGACGGTCGAAGCAAAGTTCTTTGCGGTGTTTCTAACCGTGTCCAGAAATCGTCCTTCATCGGATCCATTAATGACAATATAGTCGGCCCCTAGTTCCTCACATAATGCGCGAGCAATAGTAGTTTTACCACAACCTGCGGGGCCAGCAAGAAGTAGGTTAGGGATCTCACCCGAGTTCAAGAAGTCTTGGAAAGTCTTCTTGGTAGTCTCAGGCAAGATGCAATCTTCAACAGTCTTGGGACGATACTTTTCGACCCAAAGGAAATCATTACGAGACATTAATTATCAAACGTAGGTGGAATCAGGCTCAAGAGCAATGTAATACTTGAGATCAGTGTTCTTGTTAGTGAACTCTGCAAGCAGTTTAGAAGAGATTACAACATCGTAAGTACCAGGAATGATCTTGATGTTCTCAACCTTGAAGTTGAAACAGAACTCATCATCGGTGTCACCAACCTCTTCACTGAATTCATGAGAGGTATCGTTCTTCTTATCACGAACAACCAGTTCAACCTTACCATTACGACCGATTGCAGACAGGTCAGGAACCTGATAGATTGCGGCGGCCTTGAGGAGTTTGTCCAACTGTTGAGTTGCAACAGTGAAACACACATCCTTAGAAGGGAGAGAGATCTCTTTCTCAGGAGGAGAAACGATCACACTGGGATCTGCAAAGAAGTATTTTGCACGACGACGACCATCACGGATAGTCAGATACGAATCTCCAAAGTCCAGATCAGGAGAATCATAGAGAGACAAACCAGAGAGGAACTGATTCAGATCATAGATCGCAAAGTCAGCCTCAAAGTCTTCCTCAACTTCGGCCTCTGCAAGGATGTTCTTCATCACAGAGATAGTCTTCAGTTTGTTACCCTTCTTGATCAGAATCGACTGATTGATCTGAGAAAAGTTCTTCAGGATGTTGGTGGTGTTACTAGAAAGTTTCATAGGTGTTTTTGGGTGCATTATGAAGACCAGAGAAGTGGTAGAGAAGGATACAATAGTGGATGGCTTTCAGAATGTCAAGTTTCGACTTACCATTCTTTTTACCAAATCGGGAGAGGTACTTGATCGCATTCGAGCGACAGAAGGCCTCTGCATCACCGATACTCTCAATCAAATCAAGAGTTTGAGTTTTGGATTCTTGGGAGGTGTAATGGGCACGGTAGGTTCCTGACAGGTAGTCACGAACCTCCTTCATAGTCAGATCTTCTTCATACTTCCAGAACCCATTAGTATTTTCTGGAAGTTCAATGTTTTTTCCAAGGGCTTCCATATCACTGTGTCCCCAAGGGGGCATGTTGTCTTCGTTCATACTTACCGAAAAAGTTGCAGATTCTTCTGGGTAGTAATGTTCTTCCCAGAATTTGTAGTAGTCATTGGGTTGAGAAACCATGGGGGTGTATTCAAAACCCCCATTAGCCTTCACCCACTCTAATTCTCGATCCATTTCATTATAAAAAGAGACCACAAAGTTATTGTACCACCTCTTCCTGTTTAACGTCAACGGTTTCGTCAACTTTGTCATACAGGTCAAGGAAGGCTTGTTTGGTTTCATCATCGAAACGATTCAGACAAACCTGAATGGCCTTCAACTTGTCATCGAAGATGTTGTAGGCCTGAACGATGTGAACCAAACGACGGGTGGAGATCACTTCATCCACACCACCATCATAGAAGGTCTTGCGAATGATATCAGCCCAGTCAGCAAGACGTTTGCAGAAATCAATGTCAGAACAGATGTTGTTCAGAATCTTGACCTCAGTTGCAGATGAAGGATAGGACTGTTCGAAAGTGATCGGGAAACGCTCAAGGAAAGCTTCGTTGAGAACGTTAGTTCCGATGAAACGGCCATCATCAGAACCCTTACCCTTGGTGTTTGCGGTTGCAATCACATTGAAACCAGGGGTAGGTTGAACATAACGACCGATCTTCTTGAGGAACACACCCTTACCCTCAAGAATAGATTGGAGACACAGAATCTTGTTCGATGCAAGATCAATCTCATCTAGAAGCAGCACTGCTCCACGTTGAAGAGCCTCCACGACGGGTCCATTATGCCAGGCAGTTTCGCCATTAACAAGACGAAAACCACCAATAAGATCATCCTCGTCAGTCTCAATGGTGATATTGACGCGAATCAACTCCCTATTTAGTTGAGCGCAAGCTTGTTCAACACCGAACGTCTTACCATTACCCGAAAGACCCGTAATGAACGCAGGATAGAAAAGACGGGACTGAATAATCTTTTTAAGATCCAAAAAGTTACCAAACTTGACGAAGGAATCATCTTTTGTCGGAATGAGATTTTGTTCGATAGGAGGAACCACCGTAGGAGCAGCGGCAGACTTTTCAAGTTGTTGACGGGCCTCTTGAATAGTGAGGTCCCAAGTTCCACGTTTGACTTTGTACTGTTCCAGTTTCTTGGTGACAGTGGGGTACGAAATACCATTCATCGCACAGTAAGCGCGAACGTCGGCTGCAGTGAGTTTGTCACCGTAGGCATCTTTCAGTGCATCGACGATGGCAGTGGTCATTGGATTTCCTCCTTTGTGTATGTATACACTATACATGAAAAAACCCCCCTTGCGGGGGGTTGGAGGCCGGTTCTCAGACCGTCTCTTCTTCATATTCTAATGCGTCCTCAATGTCCGAATAGTCTTCCTCATCGGTTTCATCTTCGATAGGAGCTCCAACTTGAGCAAGGAAGTTGTTGGGGAGTTTGACGTAATCACTAATCGAAATAGTGGGAACGATTTCCCCATCTGCACCGAACAAATACTCAGAGTATTCGTTGTAGACACGAAGGAGGTGGAAAGCGACACTCTCTGCAGCCTTACCGTTGGCGCGAGGAGAGATGTAGTTGTTGGGGAGGAACCCAACTTGAGCGTTCTTCCACTTCAGAGCCTGAACCATACGATTCAGATCGAACTCAAAGTCTGGGTGAGTTCTAGAACACTGAAGGAGATAACACATACCCATCACCAGGTACACGGAGAACTCATTACCCTCAGTCTTGTTCCAAGAAGAACGAAGTGCATCGACTGCTTTCACCAGGTTCTTGTTCATACTGGTGGACTTGACCGTGTTGTAGTCTTTGGCCAGTTGCCAAATACCGTTGACCTTACGAGGGTCATCATGTTCCTTCATCAGTTCAGTAAGATAACTGGAACCGATGTGGAGACCAGCGAGTTCCAAACCACTGTAAACAATGATCGCATTTGGATCATCAGAACGAACTGCGGCTGCAAACTTCTCTTCTGGAGAGAGTGCCTTCGGAGTCTCAGCCTTTGCACGGAAGTATGAACATGCAACCTTCTGCGCGTCAATGCTCTTACAAGCAGTGGACCTGATCATCAAGCAGTTAAACCACTGGTTCTCTGGAACCTGACCTGCTTGACGGGCCGCGATGTTACCGACAGTACGGTGACGGGCATCAAAGTTCACT